TCAGTTCGAGGGTTCCGAGGTGAAGGACGTGAAGCGTTCCCGCCCGATGGCCTCGTCCAAGTCCGGCAAGCAAGCCAAGGCCGCCATCAAGCCTCTGGCCTCCGAGCTCGAGGACGAAGTGCTCGACCTGCTCACCCCTCGCCAGAAGGAGATGGTTGACGGCTACATCGAGGTGGAAGAACTCTTCGGGCCTTTCGACCAGGGGACTGGACCTGACGGCGCGCACTACGTGGCTGCTTCTCCCTTCGGCTCCGAAGGTCTGGTCTGCCAGAACTGCGTCTTCTATCGCGGGCCTCGCGGTTGCGGCATCGTCTCGGGCGACATCGACCCGAATGGCATCTGCAAACTGTGGGTCATCCCTCGATAACCTTCCCCCCTACGCAATAGTATATGACCATCGAAGAACGCTTCAAGGCCGCCGAGGCCGCTGTCGTCTCCCTCACCGCTGAACGCGACGACCTCCGCAAGACGGTCGAAGCTTCTGTCGTCAACGTCTCCGCCGAACTGGAACAGGCCAAGGTCGAAGCCGCCGCCAAGGACCAGAAGGTCCAGGAGCTGGAAGCCGCGCTCGCCGCCGCCAACGCCAAGGTCGCCGAACTCGAAGCCGCCAAGGCCACCGCCTCGGTCGAGGCCGCGAACATCCTCGCCGCCTCCGGTGTCGAGCCTGTCGCCGCCCCTGTCGCCGCCGCCGCTTCGCTCTCCATCGCCGAGCAGTACGCCGCGATGCCCGCCGGCCCCGAGCGCCGCGCCTTCCTCAAGAAGCACAAGGCCGTCCTCTTCGCCCAGAAATAATTTCCCCTAACTTCAACCTACTAGCTACCCATGCCTAACACCATCAACAGCGCTCTGATCGTCGATACCGTCTCCGAGCTCAGCCTCACCTCCCTCTCGAACCGCCTCGCCGGTCTTCGCAACTTCGCCTCCGACTTCTCCTCGGACGTGAAGCGCCCGAAGGACGTCGTCCAGGTTGCCCTCTCCACCGCTGGCAGCGCCACGCTGACCAACCCGACCTCGTTTAATTCCATCGGTGACAGCACTCTTGGGGCGAGCGCCGTGACGCTCAATCACCTGTATCAGCCTTTCGGCCTCTCCTACGCTGACATCCAGAACGGCATCAAGCTGGAGAAGATCCTGAAGATCAACATGGACAAGCTCGCGGACTCCATCTGGGCCGCCGCTACCGCTCCTATCACCGTCGCCAACTTCGGCGCCGCCACCGTCACCGCCGCTGACTCCGCCGTCACCCCTGGCTCCGCTCAGCTGAAGGCTCTCTGGGCCGGTGTCTCGAAGGCTGGTCGCAAGACCCTGATCGTCAACCCGGGCATCTACAGCCAGCTCATCCCGACCTCCACGACCTCCCTGCCCCTCTCCGAAGGTGCTTACGGTTTCGAGGGTGGCGTCTACTACGCTTCGCTCTTCCCCTCGGAAGCCAAGCTCGCTGGTTTCGCCTGCTCCGCCGAAGCCATCGCGATGGCTGCCGCCGCCCCGGACCTCGACTCCGTCGGTGGTCAGTTCCTCCTGAAGGAAGTCGTCCCGATCGAGGGCCTCGGTATCTCGGTCTACTACAACGTCTGGGTTGACCCGACCACCCGCAACCTCATCGGCTCCATGGAACTGATGTTCGGCGCGAACAAGGGCATCACCTCGGGCACGATCGCCTCGGTCTACAACCCCTAATCGGGGCTGAGCCTCAGAACAGCCCCCAGCGATGGGGGCTTTTTTGTATCCCTAAATCCCAACCCACCCCACACTCATGAGCATCTACGGTTCCTTCCTGTCAGACTATCAATCCATCCTGGCTGACATCGGCGTCCCGGCCACCGTCGGTGGCAACCTGTTCCTGGTCGGCCTGTCCTCCCCGATGAACACCCCCCGCTTCGACGCCGGGGGCTTCACCGAGGAGAAGATGTGGACGGTGCGTTTCGCCGCCGCTACGGCCCCTTGGACGGCTTCTGATGGGCGGGTAGGGGGTCAGGTCGCCACCTTGGCCTCGGGGGCTCCTATCGCCTCCTTGGCCCCGGGCAAGAAACTGACGGTCAACGGCCAAGTCCTGCGGGTCAAGGCCCAGTCCTACAAGCAGGCTTCGGCGGTCATCGAGCTGCAGTGCATCGACGATAACCAGTAATGGCGAAGAAGTCAGCCATCGACCCGGCCAGCCTTGCGGACTTCAACGCGGCGCTCCGTCACTTTGCCGAAGAGGTCAAGGGCGACACGGAGATGATTACCCGGGAGCAGATCAGGCTGATGTGCCGCGACGCCATGACCTTCACCCCTCCGATGCCCAAGGGCGGTGGCCGTGGCCTGAGCGCAGCCGCCCATAAGGCGGGCATGAACAAGACCGGGAATGACATCAAACGAATCTTCATCCCGCAGGACCAGCCCATCAAAGGCAGGACGGTCTTCCTTCGTAACGTCATCAACGCGGTCAAAGGCAACGATACCCAGTCTTTCTTCCAGATTCATTCCAACGTGACCGAGTCGAAGATTGAAAGCCTGTCTCCGGTCATGCGCAAGATCATGGAGGACACCAACTGGCAGCGGGCCATGTCCAAGGCCAAGAACTACCTCAGCAAGACCAGCCTGGTAGGACGAGGCAACAAGGTCGTCGGCCTAGCCACCGACCTGCGCTCAATCCACGACAAGGCCAAGTCCGCCGTCGGCGGCAGGTGGCCAAAGTTCACCCGATACATCGGCCCGCAATACTTCGCCGAATCCACCGATGTGCTGAACGCCTACATCGCCAAACGCCAATATAAGGTCGGTCGCGTCAAGTCCGGATGGGCCGCCGCGATGGAGCAGGTCCCTAAGCCTGTGAACAAGAAAGGCGTCGAGCGTAACTTCGGAACCTACGACGCTCCGTGGGTAGACGCGAACAAGCGGTCTTCGCAGGGCGTGTTCAGTGCAAGCCGAGGCTCGGGCCGTGTTGCCATGACGGTCATGAACCTGATCGGAAACGTCAACAACGTCGCCGCCGAATCAGGAACCGAGAACATCGTCTACGGAAACCGCGTGAAACAAATGCGCGCCGCCGTGCTGGCAAGGCTTGAGAAAACCATCCAGCAGGCTAACAATCGTAAGAAATAACTTTATGGGAACCAAATCTGCCAGACATATCGTGGAAGCCGTCCTGGCCTCCTACCTCTCCGCCAAGGTCGAACTAGCCGGGGTCAACATCTACACCGGGGACGGCACGGATACCAACGTGCTGCCGAAGGCCATCGTCCTTTGCGACTCGGCCCGCCTGCCTGCAGGATTCCCTGACGGCCTCGGGAACTACTCCTGCTCGGTCCGTGTGACCCTATTCGACTCCGCCGACGACGTGACCCTAACGGATCACCGAGCCCGATGCGCCGCCATCGCCGGGGCCATGCAGGACGTGGAGGCCATTCAGGCAGCCTTCACCGCGCAGGGCGACGCCCACTGCTACGACGTCACCCCCCTGTCGGAAGACGAGGGGGTCAACCAGCGCTCCTGGGCGTCCGTCATGGTCTACGATGTCCTGGTCGTGGTTAACCCGGGAGGCTAACCTTCCCTCGGAAACAATAGGTATATGTGCGCAGCCATCGTCAAGGGGGTCCAGGCAATCTATGCGATTGCGAATACCCAAGTAGATAACGCCATCGTCCAGTCCTACACCAACGACGGTGAGTTCTCCAGCGAGGCCACCATCGTCGATGAGAACGGCCTCACTGTCGCTTGGCGTGGTGATGACCGCAAGACGCAGATCAGCCTCGAAATCATAGCGAAGACCACGGCCATCCCGGTGCTCGGCTCCGAAATCACCGTGACGGTCAACACCGCTTCTTCCTATTCTGCTGGTTCCGCTTCCAGCACCTTCTCGGGCTGGGTGACCAAGGTCAGCGACAAGGGCTCGAACCGCGGCTACTCCGCCGTGACCGTCACCGCCGTCGGCTACGAGGGTATCGTCTAACCACATGGACAAGCGGTTCACATCCGCTTTCACGGACCCAGGGATGACTAAGCTCCTGGGCCGTTTTGTTTCCCCTTTCTGCCTGCTTCACCGTGTGCAGCTGGAAGCAGCCGAAAGCCCCCTGCTTCGTTCAGATGCGGGCATCCGTCCGATTGACCTGTTGCTGGCCGTCAAGGTCTGCTCCGGTGAGCGCATCGATAAGATGACGTGGAAGGACTCATGGTATCTCGGAAAGATGACCAGCAACGAAGACTACTTCGCTGAGCAGATTGACCGTTTCGCGCAGTTCGTCCTCGTCACCGCTTGGCCTAAGTTCTGGGAGAAGAAGGCCAAGGCCGCAGAGTCTTCCGGTATGCCTTGGCCTCTCGCCGTCGTGGCGAACCTTATCGCCAACGGCATCCCCGAGGAGCGCGCCTGGATGATGCCCGAGTGTCAGGCCATCTGGCTTAACTCCGCCTTCGCGATCAGCAAGGGCGCCGAGCTGAAAGTCCTCACCACCGAGGACGAAGACCTAATCGAAAAACTCGAAAAGCAACCATGAGCGAAGTCGTCAAGTTCAGCATCAACGGCGACACCAACGCCGACCAGGTCACGGACAAGGTCAAGAAGTCCGTGAGCGCATTGGAGAAGAACATCGAGGGAATCGAAAACCGATTCAAGTCCTTCGGCAAGGACCTGTTCCTTTCCTTCGCGGCCCCGATGGTCCTGCTCAATTCGGCCATCAACATGGTGTCGGCCTCCATCGAGAAGGCCCGCCAGGAGACGCGTGACGCCATCGCCGACGCCGAGAAGGGCGAGAACAAGTATATGCGTGCCGGAACGGTCACTTCCGCCCGGGAAGTAGCCGCACGCAGGAAAGATGCCTTAGATCGTAAGAACGCCAAGCTCGCAGCCGAAGCCCTTGCTGAAGAGCAGATGGGAGAAGGCGGTTTCGCAGGATTCGGAGGTGAGGCCGACAAGGCATTATTCCAATATGTCACCGAAGGACAGGGGGCCATCAACAAGGCCGGACGTCTTCTCAATGCCGTGACCATGTTCTGGGGCATTAGCTCAGCATCAAAGGATGAAGAGATGCAGAAACTTCTTGAACGTCGAGCACAGGCCCGCGTCGCGGAATCCCCTGAAGGCAAAGCAGCCGTAGCCGCCGCAAAGCAGAAAGAAGCCGCTGAACTTACGATCGCCAAGCAGAAGGAACTTGATTCAAAGCCGACCACCTTCAAGGGACCTGACGGCTTCTCCAATGTCATCGGCGTCGGCGCCAACCCGGTCATGGAAGCCATGACCCTCCAGCTCGAAGAGCAGCGCAAGCAGACGGCCCTGCTCGAAATCCTTGCGTCATCCGGCATTACGCCTGCAGACGGATGGCTGACTGAAACCGCCCGCACCGTCCTTCGCGGACGATAACTTTATGGCACGTCAAGACCACGGCAACGAACTTACCGCCCCTGTCCAACAGCCGGGCGGCAAACTCAGCAACGACGGCTACGGCCTGCTGACCGCAACGGTTGTATGGAAAGCCGACAAGGACAACGACCTATCGGTTGGCAACCGAGGTTCCACCTGCCCGCTTAACCCGGCACTGACGGCCCATAAGTTCGGCGTGACCTACGACGCCCTGGGCATCGCCACGATCACGGTGGACTACATCGGCATCGACCCTGAGGTGAACGGCGGCGAATACACTAACCCGCAGGTTAGCGCCGCCAACGGCCTGACCTCGGAGAACATCACGACCCACCCTAACTTCTTCACGCAGGCATCTGGGTACGGACCCATCATCGCCGGGTCGGTGTACGTCCAGGACCCAACCGGACCGCTGGTCGAAATCAAGAACCCTGCCGACTTCGTCTCTGTGGTCATCGGGATGAACTCGGACGGCACGCCGATCACCGGCCTGTTCAACAAGAAGTATTCTTACGTAGGCTTCAATGGCGCTTGCTTCGAGAGCATCGACGGCGGACGCTTCATCGGCTTCGTCAAGCCCACCTACAAGCACTTCTACGGCAAGACTAACTACCTCGCGAACCAGACCGCATTCTCCGGTCACTTCTACACGACGGAAGAAGCCATGGTCAAGAAAGCCTTGTCCCTGCTCAACGTGTCGTCGAGCACCAACAACTGGAACAACAACCTCCCTAACATCGTCCCGCTTTACGCAGGGAACGAATGGAACTCGCCCCAGCCTAATCCGTTTTCCCAGCTCCTTCTTTCGCAGGTCAACGTGGAAGACTTCGGCAGTCTCTACAAGGTCAACTACGAGGTCCGTTACGCGGCAGAAGGCTGGCACAATTCGGTCTACAGGAACACCGCTTCGCTTCAGTCCTGATGAACACGCTTCAGCCAGGTGATGGCTATACGTTCAGGGACTCGTCAAGCGGGGTCACTCTGAGCATCAACAAGCCGTGGATGCCGACGACCGACGCTGGCTCGGGACTGATGACAGGCATCAACCTGCCGAAGTTCCCGAATCCTCCGGCCCCGCCGACCGGGCTGATTCCTTCGCAGGCGCGGCCACTGCAGTTCCAGTGCAACATCTTCGTGGCTCCGATGTCCGGCGTTCCTACGCCGATGCTCCAGATCGCCATGGGTTCGGTCACCTATACGCAGTCCCTGATGCCCTACATCAAGACCGGGGCCTTCTCGGACTACCGCCAAGCCTTCATCAACTTTGCGGCGGTCATGTCGGACGGCGTCATCCCTGTCCCTATCGTGCAGCCGAACTCGCCCTATATGCTGGGCGGCGGCGGCTATGCGCTGACCGGGCAGGGTCGCTGGTACGTGACGCTGACAAAGTGGGACGTCTCAGCCCCTACCGCGCTCGGCGGCCTCATCGACCTCGAGCTCCCCTGGTTGTCCATCGTGAAGGACGACTCGCCCATCTTCTCGACCCTGTTCGTGGATCAAGGTCCGTCGCTGTATATGAACATGACCAACGTCCAGAAGATGGAAGGCTACGCCGAAGTGGGCGGCGGAAACCTCGACTGGGGCCACTGTCACACGACCTACTTCAACCCCAAGTTCTTCGGCAACCAGACCCGCATCCTCGCCGTCGTGGACTCCGTGCCAGCCACCCCATCCACCGCCGCGATCGCCGTGGTCCGTGAAGGCGGCCCTGGCATCGGGAATGAAATCCAGACGCTGACCTTCCTCGGTCAGTATAACTCGGGAACCGTGTCCCTGACCTACCTAGGTACGCAGACCACGACCCAGTTCAACCCATCGACGCAGACGGCCTACGACCTGCAGGCTTGCCTTGAAACCATCCCGGCGCTGACCGGAAACGTCTTCGTCCAGCTCATAGCCCCCGGCGTATACCAGATCGAGTTCACCAACGTCCTTCGCAATACCAACGTGCCGACGCTCGGGGTCGTCTCAAGCCTCACGTCCTTCACGAACTGGTACGCGGTTACCCAGATGCACGTCGGCTCGCAGACCATGGACATCCCCTGCGAGCTCAACGCCACGTTCCTGATGAATAAGGAAGGCGTGACAGAGGCCGAGGACCCCTACTACTTGAACGAGAACGCCACCCCTCCGTGGTCCAAGGTGGTCAACCTTACCGACGCAACCGCCGCCGCCGCGCTGGCCTTCGTCCCGGGCTTCGCGACCCCTCTCGTCAACGACCTCGTCCCCCGGGTCATTACTACCGTCCCGCTGGAATACGCGGAGGAAGATGGATGCTCTCCCGAAGGCGGCGTCTGCAAGCATCCGTTCTACGTCCACAAGGTTGGCGAAGTTGAAGGCGTGGCCAAGTGGAAGGTCTGCACCGGCACGGTCAACAACATCATTCCGGGCAGCATCGACACGACTGAGTTCACCCTCAACGACGGCTACATCTACCTGCAGATTGATTACGACGCGGTCGGCAAGAACTTCCCATCCCCTGGCGGCGTGTATGTCTTCTCGGCTTCAACCGTCCCCACGGAGACGCCTTCTTACGGCATCGTCGTATTGGCCGAAATCGTCGGCGGTTCCGCCAATCAGCTCGTCACCGGCTCCCTCTGGGGTGACCGCATCCAGATCGGCAGCGGAGCCACCGAGGTGGCGCACTACTACTACGCAGGTATCTGATGCCTACAAACGTGAACATCGGCGGCGCAAGCGGGAAGACTTGGGCTTCCGTGCGGGCTCCTGTGTTCAAGGGGACAGGGTATTCCGGCACGTCCATGCCTTACCAGAACGAGAACTGGAAGACTGCTCGCTCGGCTGGATACCCTAACAACGTGACGGATCTCCAGAGGGCGTTCCCCTTCTACAAGGATAACAACTCTTTCCCGGCCTTGTCGGCCTCGACAGGCATCGGCCTTAAGGGTGGATACCTCAACTTCGGCGCTGGCAAGTATTACGGCATCACACTGGGAGAGGTCGAGAACGGCAACAACTACACCGTCTCATCCTCTGACTTCGGGTATGATCACGAATCCCTCAAGGCCCTGCTGGTCGGGGCTACAGTCGAGCTGATTTATCAGCGGGTGTTCCCGCTTCCTGCCGGACCTGTCACTACCACGGTCACGGTCACCACGGATATGTTCCCTGCGGACGTTCAATCTGGAGGCAACGGCGTATTCGTAACGACCGACACCTACAACGACTACACCATCAACTCGGTCACCCTCCCCTGATTCCCCGGCTTACCTTCCGCACAATAGTATATGAGCAACACGGTCATGATGAAGCAGGGCGACTCCTTCGCCATCAACTGGACTTGGGCTCCCGGCGAAACCGGACAGGCCAACCTCATCGGGGCTACGATCACGTGCGCCATCAAGGTCTGCCGCGAAACCATCCCGGTCCCTGTGGTCATCGCTCCTGACGGCCTGTCGTTCACCAGCATCTACGCTGGCTCGACCCGCGAATGGGGGGTCGGGACTTGGCCCTTCGACTTCTACTTCACCTTCCCCTCGGGCAAGACGCATTCCGAAACCTTCCGCGCTCAGGTCGAAGAATCCATCTCCTGATGCCCATCGAAGCCTCCATCACCGGGACGCCCCTCGGCGTCATCACCGGCTCGGTCGTCAACGCCGACGACGGAACCATCCAAGGCACCATCGGCGCCGTCGCCGTCGGGACCATCAGCTCGACCATGGCAGTCCCCGGACCGCAGGGGCCTCAGGGGCCTCAGGGTATCCAAGGCCCTCAAGGCATCCAAGGCATCAAGGGCGATAAAGGAGATAAGGGCGACAAGGGCGACCAAGGCGAACAGGGCATCCAAGGGGTGCAAGGTCCGCAGGGTCCGCAAGGCGCTCAAGGTATTCAGGGCGAGCAGGGCATCGCTGGCCCGCAGGGCATCCAAGGCGAAGTCGGCCCGCAAGGCCCTACCGGAGCCACCGGACCGCAAGGCCCGCAAGGAGTCCAAGGCCCGCAGGGTGATACCGGGGCGACTGGTGCTACTGGCCCGCAGGGTCCGCAAGGCCCCATGGGCGAACAAGGCCCGCAAGGGATTCAGGGACCGCAAGGCCCTATCGGCCCGCAAGGCGAACAGGGCATCAACGGCGACAAGTACGCGACGACCTCGACCACGACGCTGACTCTCGGCAACGTGATACAGACGCTGACGGTCGCGACTGGCCTCGCCTACACGACCCAGCAGTCCGTGATCGTGGCGCACGACAATGCCAACCATATGCACGGCGACGTCACCAGCTACAACGCGGTGACCGGGGTCATGGTCGTGGACATCAAGAACCACACCGGGGCGGGAACCTACTCTTCCTGGACGGTCAATCTGGAAGGCGCTGCTGGCATCCAAGGCCCTCAAGGCCCGATGGGACCGCAGGGTCCGCAGGGCGAACAGGGACCGCAGGGTATCCAAGGTATCCAAGGCATCCAAGGCGAGACAGGTGCGACCGGTCCCGCTGGTCCTCAGGGTCCTCAGGGTGTCAAGGGCGACACTGGGGCGACCGGGGCGACTGGCCCCCAAGGCCCGCAGGGTGAGACTGGCGCTCAAGGACCGCAGGGGCCTCAGGGCATTCAGGGCATCCAAGGCCCGCAGGGTGAGCAGGGTGTCCCCGGCCCTGCTGGTGTCGTCTCGGCTTCGGCTCCGCTGTCGCTGGTGTCCCAGAACCTGAGCATCGACCTGTCTGGCTACGCCACGCAGTCCTTCGTCACGTCTCAGGGATACATCACCAGCGCGGCACTGACGCCGTACCTGCTCGCCAGCACGGCGGCCTCGACCTACCAGACGCAGGCGGGAATGTCGGCCTACCTCGCCAAAGCCGACAACCTCGCCGGCCTCGGGAACACCAGCACCGCCAGGACTAACCTCGGCCTCGGCTCCATCGCCACGCAGTCGGCCTCGTCCGTCGCGATCACCGGCGGAAGCATCAGCACCACGACCTTCAGCGGAACGCTCAACAGCGTCGCCGTGCAGTCTGGGACCGGCATCACGTTCCTCACGGATGTCACCACCCAGAATACCGCCTACCCCGGCCCTTCTGGCTTCCTGCTGAAAGCGGATAACCTCTCTGGTCTG